GAAACATATGAAAAGATTATTAAATCTTCTATGCATGAAGGCAGTATGGCACATTTTGCCTCAAAGCTAATTGAAAACTTTAATGATGACCAAAAAGAAGATACACTTAACAAGATAAAAGGCTTTTCTAGTGTAGTTGATCGACTCAAATACTTACTAGAGTTATCAGAAGAGGAGGATTCGAATGGCGGACAAGACGAATGATACAAATTCAGACATAGAAGAAACTCCCACCAAGCTTTATAAGCCCGGCTACAATAAGGATGGCTCTAAGGACGGTGATTTAGTTAAAATCGGTGTCCACGATATTTCAAAAGACGCAAAAAAAACCATTGGTGACTTTATGTCACGTGTGACAAAAGGGAAAGCAGGTTCAGCTGGTAAGCCCAATGTATTTACAATAGATGCAGGTGAAATCAAAGATGTTGCATTGACAGATCCGTCAACAGGATTACCTGCAGCTCAAACAAGCAATGATAGTGATGGAGCATCAATTGACGCTATTAAGAATACCGGTACTACCCTAGGAAGCTTTATCAATACAGTTGATGAGCAAGGAAAAGCAAACTTCAATACGTTAAGTACAGGCGACTTTAATAATGCTGAAGATGTTCCTGGTTTAGCAACCAAAGAAGACAAGAATGGCCAAAAATTTGGTCATACTGTTCTTTCTGAAATTGAGCATATTCCTGCACCTTCGGATCGATTGGGTGCACCACCAACATATGAGCCTGCAGGCTCTGAAATTCAAAAAAAGATTTCAGCAGTTTTAAAGTCAAATCGATTTAATCCATCACCAAAGTCAACACCAATGATGGCAGATAATAAAAATCTTAGTATGGGCTGGACAAAGCAAACAGAGCTGGGTGTCTATAAACAAGATCAGCCACTTGTTTCTTTAAAAAAATTATCAAAAGTTGGTCATCAAATGGTTGTTGCAGGTACAGGACACGCTGCTGACACTGAGAGCATGATCATCGCCGGCATATTACCGACGCTGGAGCAAATCACAGGCCTTCAAATGCTAGATAGTCAGGATCTTCGACCTCGCAAAATGCCGGCAGCATCTAGCATAACAGAAAATAAAGGTGAACTCGCCACCGGTGAAAGTGTCAACTCTTCGCATGGACACCTAACATCACCTATTGAGCCTTTCGCAGAAGCACTACCTGTGGGTATGTTTGTTAATACAGTTGCAGGTATTGCAATTGTTGTTTTAGCTGCAAAAGGTTTGAGTGAGCTGCTAATGCTTTTTAAGCCAGAAGGGTCTGGAGGCTCTACACTTAAGCCTAGCGAACCCTATAATATGAAAAAAGGTCGACATGCTAAAATAAAAGGCGCACCCGGCGGCATGTTGTGGGATCTTTTAAATGTTCCAACTGTTGAGTATCCATTTGATGAATGTATGTTTTTAGGGATCTTGTCGTTTTATGGAATTACTAGTTTGCCCACAGACAAAGCTTTCGATTTATCAGCACTAATTGAAAATGCTAAAATAGTTGCAGGTTCTCCAGGTTACTATGGAATTATTACGAGAAATGTTATTCGAGATGTAGACGATATTGCTAACGCAGTTTCTAATATACCATTTGGACCTGATGCGCTTATACAAATATTCAATATTGTTGAAGCACTTACTAATTCTGCAACATGGCGATTTTTAATGCAAATGGCAAAGCTAGGCAACCAAATTCGTATGGGGACTGAGGGACACCCTCGTCTCGAAACTATTGATGTTGATATGCTTAAAGAAAATGCTACAACTCGTGTAAAGATGGGTCGTATTGTAAATACTGAAGAGATTGCATGGTCACCAGGATCATCACGACCAGGTCGAATGGCATGGCGACACGGATCCTCACCGGCAAGATATCTATTGCCTTCTTCTTTCATTAGGGCTGCTACATCTGTAGGTGCTCAACATGCAAACATCTTGGAATCATCTCTTACTACATCACCAGATGGTGCACCATCATGGGACGATACTACAGGTATAACTTCTATTGGCGACGGTACTAGCTTTGAAGGTGATGCAACACCTACAACGCCGGGAAGACTTTCAAAAGAATACGTTCAGTGGATTGAGGATTCTCTAGAAGCAGAGTATATGCCATTTTATTTTCATGACTTAAGAACAAATGAGATTATATCTTTTCATGCATTTCTAGGAAGCTACTCAGACGGATTTAGTACAGACTATACTAGTACAGCTGGTTATGGTCGCTCTGATGAGGTCAAAATCTACAATAAAACAAATCGAGATATTAGTTTTGACTTTACAGTCGCAGCAACTTCGCCAGAAGACTTAGATGTAATGTATTGGAATATTAATAAGATGGTTTCAATGTGTTATCCTCAATGGTCTCGGGGTAGAGTTATGACAAATGGCGATGATAAGTTTATTCAACCATTTTCACAAATTCCTACAGCCTCACCTATGATACGTGTTAGATTGGGTGACATGCTTAAGTCAAATTATTCTAAATTTGGCTTGCAAAGAGCATTTGGTTTAGGTAACTCCTCTGAAGAGTTCAACTTAGATCAAGCAACTGAAAATCAAAAAGCAGAAAATTTAAAGGCGGCCAAGACCGCTGCCATTGAAGTAAAAAAGATTGTTCGCGCAAAAACCAAATTTGGTTCAAGTCCAGCACCTTCAGGCCCTGCAATTGCAGGATTTAATTTAGGCGGAGCTAAAGAAGAGCCCGGCTTTGGTTATGCTGTAGGAGATTTAGTAATGCTTGATCCTACACCAACAAGATATTGGCCTCGAACTTCTGACGGTAAAATGGGCAAAGAGCAAAAGCCTTCCTTAGGGCCTGAGAAGAAAGAAGGTCGATTGCACAGATATCCACAACAGGTAGAGGTTGAAATTGTAAAAAGGGTTCCTGGTCCTGGCAATAGTCCTTCGGGATTTGATTCAGCATTACAAAAATCAGAAAAAGATCCATCACGAGACCCTGGAATCGGAGAGCTGGCATATTTGGTTAAAATTGCCAATAATTCAAAAGCTCATGAATCTCTAGGCTTAGATATTGATGCATCATTTTTACATCATAGAGCAGAACATTCTGAAATAGTAGGGCTATCAGATCGTGGAAAGAAAAGAATTAAAGACGCCGTTACAAAAGCCAACCCAGCAGCAACTATCAAGGAGTTAGAGGGCGCTGAGAGGCTCAAGAACTTCTTTGATGCTAATAAAAATTTTATTGTTAGATCATTCGAAAGCTCAAGAGGCCGCGGCCTTGCAGGATTTATTACAGGCCTAAGCTTTGATTGGGCTGAAGCTACTTGGGATATCGACCCCGGGCGTCGTGCTCCTAAAATGGCTAAAATTTCTGTTTCGTTTGCGCCCATACACGATCTACATCTTGGTCTAGATCACAATGGAATGATGACATCTGTGCCGTTTAATGTTGGCGCTATTTCAAATGTTATTGGTGGCGATCCATACGATGAAGTCAACTATCCCACATCTGGTAATACTGCAGGAGCACAAAAGATAGCAGCTGCAGACGGTAAAGCAAAGAAGGCAACAGTTGCTAAAGATCCTGCTTTGAATGCAGCAAAGAAAGCGGCAGGCCCTGTAGGCGATCTTTTCTAAGGAGAAAAAGTGTCAACAAGTAGATACACAAGAACCAATAGAATATTGGGCGGCAAGCAATTAGGTACCTCACGAGCGCATTCAATTATTCACTTAGGGGTTCAAAATGGTAGTATAGCATATGAGACAATTGTTTCTGAAGAAGGAGATCGCTTGGATCATGTTGCAGCAAAAAAGTTGGGTGACGGTCGCTTATGGTGGGTAATTGCCGCTGCTTCTAGAATAGGTTGGTGGTTACAAGTTCCGCCAGGAACTGTTCTTAGAGTTCCAACAAATATGGCACAAATTCAGGCTTTAATTGGATGAAAGATCGAAAGATAGATAAAATTGTCAATCAAATGGCATCATATTATGGAACAATCACCAAAGCTTCATTTATTGCTGAAATGCTTGATCCAACATATGATCCATCATCTGACTTTTTCCAGCCGCCGGATCCTAATCCAGAGGATAGAGCAGCAAATGCGTTATTAGATCTTTCTGAGGGTGGTAAAACTATCAATGAATTTCTTAAAGAGCTAGAAGAAACGCTTGCTAAAAAACCAGAAAGTAGCTCAGGCTCCGGTAAGTCAATAGATGAGACTAGGCTAGATGTAGCTGAGACTTTTTGTATTACATTTGAACCTGGCGTTGTTAAGGATGATGAAAATCTTCATATGAATGGAAGTAAAAAATCACCATTTACATCAAAGCAAGGAAGTGCTCCAGGTAAAAAACAAAAAGGCGTGTGGTCTATAAAAGATGTTTTGGGAGTAAAGGGTGAAGGCGACAAATCACCAATAAATGGCAGGAAAGACGACCCAGACAAGGTAGAATCACCAAACCTGTCAGTTGTTCAAATATATCCTGTAGCTTTTGGTCCAGGAACAACTGATACATCGGCACTTTCATTATTTCTTAATGCAATACCCACATTAGAATTTAGTAGATGTATTCCATTTATTGATTTAGTTGCTGTTACTGATTCTCCACCCGTAAGATCTGTTGACGATGAATCAGGTCGTCTATCAACAATATCACTTGCTCAATTTTTAATAGGCGCTGATAATGTAAAGTTTGGAGAGGCATCAGGCATTATGGCTACATCAGTTGATGCTGATGTCTTTAGTGAATTTTTATCTAAGCCTCCCAAAAAGCCAAAAGAGGGCGCAAAACCACCTCCTCCTCCACCCCCCAATATTCCTCAAATTTCTACTGCTGGGATGGAGATGTTTACATCACCTCAAACTCTTGTTAATGCAGATGAAGTTCACTATGAAGCAGATTCTGCGGGTTTTAATAAGACTAATACACTTACAGGTGAGACCGAAGATGCTACAAGTCATCCTGGAGGTCGTAGAGCTGCACCTGTTATTGATAGATTTCGGCCCTTTATGTCACTCAAGGAGCTTAGCTTTAATGTAGCTCCAGGCGGTGGAATGTTTGCATTTAAGACTGCTAATCTTAAATTAACATTACATGATAGGTCTCGTTTAGCAGAAATTCAACCTTTTGTAAAGCCTGATGCATTTGGTGGCACACATTTATTGCTAGAGTATGGATGGGCACATCCTGAGTATAAAGCACATCAAACACTTGCTAGTAATAGTAAGTGGTTAATTGGTCACTTTTTAGGGGCATTACGATGTCGTGAAAAGTATAGAGTGGTTAATACATCTTATTCATTTGATGAAGTAGGACAGGTTGAAGTTGACATTAAGCTTACAATGTTGGGATCCGGATCAGTTCATCGTGTAAAAATTGGTATGGGTGGTAAGGTTTCTGATACTGTTAAGACAATGGAAAAACTTACCAAGGCAATTTCTGAAATTCTTAAAAAGAATGGTGGTACAGGAATGTCTGCTGATGCAGGCGGAGAAGATTTTCTTGCTGCTTCTTCATCCACAAGCGGCGCTCTTTCCATGAATGAGGAGACACAAAAGAAAATTGCTCAATTTATTCGACGAAATGCAAAAGCAAAAGCAGGAAGTCCTATGAAAGAGCTCTCCGGAAAAATGGCTGAGCTATACGGTAAAAATGGAAAAGGTGGTTTAGCTAAGAAAACACAAGATACAGTTGCAAATGAAGTTAAGCGAAAAGTAGGTTTACTCAAGAAAACACCTGATCCTTGGTTTGTACCGATAGGGACGTTTGAAAGTCTTATTTCTGCAAAGGCTGGTTTTGTTTCTCTGGCCAAGGTAATTATTACATTTTTAGGATTGCCTATTGCAGCAACTAAACAATATGATGATATTCAATTTCTTTTCTATTCTATTAATGACAAAGCTAGCTATCTTAAAGGGATGAATTTAGCACAAATGCCCATTGATGCTACCGATTTTGAGCTTATGTTTAAAGAAGAAACTAAAAACGATCCTAATCTATCTTTGGGAAGATTTATGAGCTTCTTAAATGGCAACTTTTTAGCTGATCAAGGAAATCCAGTTTATGGTATGACTAGAATTTATGGAGAGCGAGACAAGGAAGATCTTAAGAAGCGCAAGGTAAATAAAAAATTTAAAGAAGCCTCACCCCAAGAAATTGCAATGGCACAAGCTGAAGTTCTAAAGCATGCATATGGCGGCTCAGATGAGGATCTTACATTTAAGATGCCAAGCATAAAAATGATGATTGAATGTGTTCCAGGCAAAAAACCTGATGAAAACTCAGGATCATCAGCAGGAGAGGCACCAGCAGCAAAGTGTATTTTAAGAATTCACTTATATGATAGTCAAGCTACTAAGTTTACTGCAATTAACAAAATGCTTCAGGCCCGTCAAGGAAATTCAACAGGTCAACTTACATCAGCAGCTGGAAAAGTCAAAAATCCTAGAGAACCTAGCAAAGCAGATATGAAAAAAGCAAACGAGGGACGAAAGAAAAAAGATAAGCTCGATTCTGCTGAGGTAAAAGCATTTGCAATGGATAAATCTGAAAGAGAGTTTGCAACTTTACTTCAAAAAGCACTTAAGTCTAATATGCTTGAAACTATACCCAAAGAAGCAGGACAAAAATTAAAAAGCAAGCAAGGCAATATTAATGTAGAAGAGTTTGCAAAAATTCGGTATAGGGTCAAAGGGGGATTTCCTGCACTTAAAAACTTTGTAATGTCGAATATGCCATCTGTTAGATACGGCTCACTACATTCAGGCATTATTTCTGCAAATTTATCAAGCATGCAAAATCCTCAATTAGCAACAGTTAATATGTTAAGAGCTGGGCAAGGAGGATCAACCGATCCGCAAGGACATCGAGACGCTGGTGTTCCTTTGCGAGTAGCCCCCATGGAATTACAAATTGAAACAATGGGCTGTCCTTTATGGCGGTTCGGCCAGCAAATATTTATTGATTTCGGTACAGGAACAACGGCAGATAATGTATACGCTGTTACAGGAATTGATCACAGTATTGCTTCTGGAGAATTTAAGACAAATGTCAAGCTGGTTCAGCTTAATACGTTTGGCAAGTTTACTGCAATGACTGATCGCGTCGAAGAAGCCATCCTCGCGGTTGCCGAAGAAGGCACAAAAGAAGATAAGGGCAAATAGCTGTACATCCTTCTTATTCGCTTTATATTTCTATGTGCGAATACTCATTGCAAATTCAATATTAGGGACAGAGCAACACTTTGTATCAGATAGCAATACAGGTACCTGTCTATGGAGTAGTCATATTCCTAAAGATGTTTGGGTTGTAGGGCATCCAGGTCATGTGATGTCTATTGAAGCATTGGGCAATGTACTAGGAGAAAAACCGATTCAAATGTTTCCTGATGCACATAAAAAAGCTTTTGAAACATTATGCCCAGAAGGTCTCAGTTCTAAAATTCCCTGGAGATGGGTTTTGGGTGATCAAGAGCATAGAACAAGACTTAAGGCGGTATTAGAGAGTGCCAGATTTAACGTCTGTGCTCTAGAAGAATCTAATTATAAACAAACATACATAAAGATTAGAAAGTTCCTTCTAGAGTTAAACCAGCCTATTATTGATCTTTCTAAAATGAACAAGTATATTCAAACTAATGAAAAAGGTCAAACTGTTGAAGCGTCACTTAGGTCTTTCACTCCGATCAATGGACGTGCACCTAAAATCATATATGATCATGCAGCAACAGCAACAGGAAGATTGACTGTTAAGCAAGGTCCACGAATTTTAACATTACCTGCACGCCATCGAGATATCATTGCCCCTGAATCAAAATGTCAAATTGTTCAAATTGATCTAGTTTCAGCAGAACCAAGAACAGCATTGTATGCTGCAGGAAAAGAACCTATGGGTGATATTTACAAAGATATTGCCAATTCATTAAGCTTGGATATTCCAAGGGCGTCTGTTAAGTTAGCTATTTTATCTGCACTATATGGCGCTAGTTCCTCACGCTTAGCATCAATACTGGGTAGCAAAGCAAGGTCTAAGAGAATTATTGATCGCTTACGAGCTCATTTTGGAGTAGGCAGAATTGAATCGCAGCTTCACTTAGAAATGAAAGAAAAGGGCTATATTACAAATCTTTTTGGAAGAAAGCTCAAAACTCGTCGAGATGAGATTCAAAAGGCATATAGTCATTTTATGCAATCAACCACATCTGATGCTGCAATATGTATGTTTAGTGATATGTGTGAAGTATTATCGCAACATGACAAGCAGTTTAAGCCGCTATATGTTATTCATGATGCACTAGTATGTCAAGTTTCATCTAGACTTCGTCATGACTTAGAAAAGTTATCAAAAAGAATCCTTTTGGGCGGTGTTGGATTTTATGAGACAAAAATGACATCTGTGAATGATAATTAAGAATACAAGGAGTCATATTATGAACAATACCAGCTTAAAAGACTTTCTCAAAAAAGAAGTCTCTAAGGTCCTTCAAGAAAAAGTCAAAAAAGGCAAAATGGGCCGCGGCGGCATTAAGAAAAAGATCAAGGATATGAAGTCTTTGGCAGCCTCCAAGCCCCAAGAGTTAATGAAGAAGCTAGGCATTAAAGGTGCCCCGGGCGGTGCATCGGAGCATGATAAGGTTATGAACTTAGTACGAAGTGCTATCTTTGGAAATGAAGTCATGTCAGCAGCATTTGGCGGCGCAAAAATTGTAACTACTAAAATCAAAGAAAAAGAGCAAAAAGTTGTGCATGTTACCACACGTAAAGTTAGTGAAAGAGATGGTGCAATGTATATTCTTCACACACTAACAGGGGCACATAATGCAGGTTTATTATCCGGTCTAAAGTCTGAGTTAGAAGTTTCAGTTGAAGGTGGTATGATTACTGTTGTTTTTAGTAATGAGTAGTCAATACAATTAAGCCTTCATGTCTATAATATAATAGACAAGGAGGATACATGTCACAACCTGATTTTGAGACAGTAAAGAATAATTGGGAGACGTTTGAGAAGCTCTGCGGTAGACTTAGCGACAATAACATCAATACACTCTTGACCACACTTGGTGAGAGACTAATTACGACACCAGCCACTACACATGACAGTCGCCCCGGATGCTTTGGGGGTGGTCTAATTCAAACTTCCCTTGAGGTTACATCAAAGATGCGCAAAGTTGCATCAGAGTTTTATCCTGATATTCCAATTGCATCAATTCTTAAGGTCGGTCTTTTACATGAGATTGGAAAGGTGGGTACTCCGGAGGAAAACTTATTCTTAGAACAAGACTCGGATTGGCATCGAGAGAAATTAGGTCAATTTTATAAGTACAATGAGGATATTAGTAAATCTGCAACACCTGAAAGAACATTATTCTTATTGCAACATTTTGGTGTTAAGCTTACACATGATGAGTACTATGCAATTAGGCTATCTCAGGGATCACATTTAGAAGAAAATCGTTTTTATGCTAACTTCGAACCTGACCTTGCTATCTGTCTTCAGGTGGCAAAAAGGCTATAACAGATATAGTTATGTTTATGCGTAATTTTCTACTTTTAAGAGAGTATGTTAGATATCTTTTGGAAAAGTCTGATGAAGTCAAGGATGATCTTTTGACCGAACCTGACGACATTGAAGAAAGAGAAGAAGAGGATGTGGATGAATTTTCTGCAGCAGGTGCAGTTGCGGGTGCATCTACACCGTTGGGGACCGGCCCAAAACATCCTGGCTATGACAAGCTTAAGAAAAAAAAGAAAAATCGCAAATAAGCACTAACTATTGAACAATTAACTAGACATGCCTAAACTATAATAGGCAATACGCAGTGACCATTAAACATTAAGGAGATTAAACAATGGCAATTGATTTTGACGCAATTCGTCGAAAGCTGAATAAGCTTTCAGGACAAAACTCACGACAGAATACTACGTGGCGACCCCAAGAGGGCGAGGAACATACTGTTCGACTTCTATCATTTCCCGATAATGATGGACAACCTTTCAAAGAGCGATGGTTTTACTATAACATTGGTAATAATCCAGGTCTTTTAGCACCATATCAATTTGGAAATCCAGACCCTATTCAGGAGCTTATTACTAAGCTTCGAGATGATGGATCTAAGGAGTCATATGAGCTTGCAAAGAAGCTTTATCCCAAGATGCGTTGTTATGCACCTGTTATTGTTCGAGGAGAAGAAGACAAGGGTGTACGAATTTGGGCTTTTGGCAAGACAGTATATCAGTCACTTCTCAATATTATGCTTGATGAAGACTATGGAGATATTACAGACGCAGAAGATGGTCGTGATGTCAAGGTTGTATGCACAAAGGCACCCGGTCGTCAGTGGGCAACTACGGAAGTTCGTCCTCGTGGAAAGCAGTCACCACTTAGCGACAATGCTGATACAGTTAAGCAATACACGTCTAGCATTCCAAGCTTAGATGACATGTATACATGCAAGACTTATGAAGAGCTAGAAAAGATTGTAAATGATTGGTTGAATGATGATGATACTGATTCTAGCGATGGTACAGCAAAGTTTGGAAGTTCAGAAAAGACGCAAACAACCACATCAACCGCCTCTGGGCAAAACAAGTATAAATCATTAGATGAGGCCTTCGCTGATCTAGAAGATCTTTAAGATAGGGGGCGAGAGTCAAAATGGCACAAAGAAAGTATCCGGACCAGGATGGTTTTACCAGTGAGCTTATTGCTTCGCTAAATAAAGAGCATGGTAACAAGGTTGCATATAATCTTGCCTATGATGACTCTCCAACTCATGTTAATAGGTGGATTTCTACAGGTTCCCGTCAGCTTGATTACATTATTGCTAATCGTGCTGACGGGGGTCTTCCCGAAGGAAGAATCGTTGAGATTTTTGGGCCTCCATCTATTGGTAAGTCACATATTGCAATTCAAATTGCTAAGTCTACACAGGATTTAGGCGGCATTGTTGTCTATATAGACACTGAAAATGCAACATCTGTTGAAAATCTTTCCCTCTTGGGGGTCAATATTTCTAATAGATTTGTCTATGTAGATACACATTGCACCGAAGAAGTTTTGTCTATTGCTGAAGCTACAATTATGAGAGCTAAGGCAATGGATAAAGATGTACCCATTACAATTATTTGGGATTCTGTGGCAGCAACATCTCCTAAGGCAGAGCTAACAGGAGACTATGATCAAAATTCAATTGGGTTACAAGCTCGTGCAATATCAAAGGGTATGCGAAAAATTACAGGAGTAATTGCAAATCAAAATGTCTTAATGATATGCCTTAATCAGATTCGTACAAAAATTGGTGTTATGTATGGTGATCCTACAACAACCCCCGGGGGTAAGGCAATACCTTTTCATTCATCAGTTCGAATTAAATTAGGGGCAGGCCAGCCAATTGTCAACAAAGATAAAGAAGTTATTGGCATTAATTGTTCAGCAAAAACCATTAAAAATAAGGTTGCACCTCCATTTAGAACTGTTAATTTTGAGATTCATTTCGGTGTGGGAATTAGAGAACATGAACAAATGTTTGACTTGTTAAGAAAGCACGGAAAAACTGAATTTGAAAATAAAACAATTGAGTTATCCGGTACCGGCGCATGGAAAAAGCTTACTGTATATGACAATGATGCCAATAAGAACATTATTGAAAAGAAATTTTATAAGGCTGACTTTAATAGCATCGTTCAAAATCCAGAGTATTCTGAGTATATTGAAGTCATGCTTGAAGATGCCTTGGTTAGAAAATCTAATCAAAGTGTCGATTTAGAGTCATATGAAGAGGTTCGAGCAGCAGCATTAGAAATTGAAGATGAACTGATATCTCCAGAGGATTAATATGAGCAATAAGCCTGTCCTAATAATTGATGGGTTGAACTTCTTTACACGACACTTTGTAGTTAATCCCACAATGAGTCAAAACGGAGAACATCTCGGAGGGTTCGTTGGTTTTCTTAAAGGTATACGCCTTTTAAGTGAAAGATGCTCTCCAGAACAAATTGTCGTTGTCTGGGAAGGTGGAGGGTCCGCTAGACGACGTGCAATATTCTCGGAATATAAGCAGGGGCGAAGACCTCAAAAACTAAATCGTTATTATGATGATATTCCAGACACAATCAGTAATCGAAACAAGCAAGTTGCTTTGCTAGTTGAAGCTTTAAAATACGTACCAATTCGACAAGTATATGTTACAGATTGTGAAGCTGATGATGCTATAGCGTATATGACAAAATACTTTTATAGAAAAAGTCAATGCGTAATTGTGTCATCTGACAAGGATTTGTATCAACTCATAAATGAAAGAGTAACACAGTGGTCACCAGGGCAAAAAGCTTATATAACTCCTTGCAAAGTTAGAGGAAAATTTGGTGTTTCTGTGTCTAATTTTGTTACTACACGTGCCTTTACGGGTGATCCATCTGATGGTATCAAGGGTGTGCCTCATGCAGGCTTTAAGTCATTATCAAAAAGATTTCCTGAACTAGGAGAGGATGAGCATGTATCAGTTTCTGATATTGTAAAGCAAGCAAAAGCTATGTCAGAGAGTAAAAAGCTAAAAATTCTAGAGTCTATTGATGAACACGGTGATGTTGCACTTAGAAACTGGAGATTGATGCATCTAGACATACAAAATATGCCGCCTCAACAAATTACAAAAATTGAAAATGTTCTTAGCGCTTTTGAGCCTAGACGTAATAAGATAGCACTAATGAAAATGTTAATGAGAGAAGGTGTCAATGATTTTGATGTTGACTCTTATTATATCGCAATCAAAAACTGCAAGTAGGTTAAACAGTTACTAATATGGAAAATACCGCAGATCATCCTGGGCTATTCTCACAATATGGCAAGCAATTTCAGGAAACGATATTTCAAGGCCTAATTTCAGATCATACATGGGCTTCTCAAATGACAGAAGTTATGAGCCCAGATTATTTTGAAGTTAAGGCATTAAGTTACTTAGCAGAGAAGTATTTTGCATATAATAGAAAGTACAAGTGTTTTCCCACAATGGGACTTTTGATCTCTATTATCAAAGAAGAACTTACAGAAACTAATGATACAATTCTAAGAGATCAAGTTGTTGACTTTTTGCATCGAACAAAAACCAGCCCTAATGTATCAGATTTACAATATGTTAAGGACAAATCTTTAGATTTTTGCAAGCGCCAGGCTTTTAAGGACGCGCTAGAGCAGGCAGTTGAATTAATTTCAACTGATAAATTTGACAGTGTTGTTACTCTTATGAAAAATGCTGTTTCTGTCGGTATGCCATCTTCTGTAGGGCATGATTTTTTTGAAGATTTGGAAGCCCGATTTGTTAAAACTCGTCGACAGGTTTGCCCAACAGGTCTTAAGCGCTTAGATGCAAAAGATATACTCCAAGGTGGTCTGGGTCGCGGAGAGATTGGAGTCATAACAGCAAATACAGGCGTAGGAAAATCCCATTGGTTAGTTGCTATGGGAGCTAATGCCTTGCGTGCGGGAAAGAATGTTGTCCACTATACATTTGAACTTTCAGAGCACTCTGTTGGTCTTCGTTATGATTCTAATTTTTGTGATATTCCAAGCAATGAAGTACCTGACAATAAAGAATTTGTTGTAAAGCAATATGAAAATTTAGATTTGGGACGTCTAATCATTAAGGAATATCCAACTGGATCAGCCTCTATAATTACCATTAGAAATCATATTGAAAAATTAGCACTCAAGGGTTTTGTTCCTAGCTTAGTTGTCATTGATTATGCAGATGTAATGAGATCAACACGTGCGTATGATTCTTTACGGCATGAACTTAAGCTCATATATGAAGAGTTAAGAAATTTAGCCATGGACATGAATGTTCCAGTTTGGACAGCATCACAAGCAAATCGAGACTCAGCCAAGGCAGATATTGTAGGATTAGAAAATATGTCTGAGGCATATGGAAAAGCTATGGTTGCTGATGTTGTTTTATCACTTTCGCGAAAGCCTATGGAAAAATCTACTAATTCTGGAAGGCTTTTTGTAGCAAAAAATCGTGCGGGAAGAGATGGTTTAGTTTTTCCTGTACACATTGACACTGCTAAGTCTACTATTGAGATACTTGATGAAAAACATATGACACTAAATGAGGCAGTTAAGCAAGATGAGGCTAGCATGAAGACACTATTAAAGCAAAAATGGTCAGAGGTAAGTGGGGCATGAAAAAGACATATGATTATAATGACGCATTTAAAAAGTCTGTTGAGTATTTCGGAGGAGATGACTTAGCTGCAAACGTATTTTTGACAAAATATGCACTAACAGATAAGAACGGAAACCTCCAGGAATGTACTCCTGATGATATGCATCGTCGCTTAGCACAGGAATTTGCTAGAATTGAACAAAAGTATCCTAACCCCATGACAGAGGATGAGATTTATTCTTTGTTTGCAAAATTTAGATATGTTGTGCCTCAAGGGTCACCAATGTCTGGGATTGGAAACCCTCATCAAATTCAATCGATATCAAATTGTTTTGTAATAGGCTCTCCACATGATTCATATGGCGGGATTCTTAAGGCTGATCAAGAATTAGTTCAAATTGCCAAACGTCGTGGCGGCGTGGGATTTGATATATCAAGTATCAGACCAAAAGGTCAATCAACAGGAAACTGTGCTAGAACTACTGACGGTATTGAAGTATTCATGGACAGGTTTTCTAATTCATGCCGTGAAGTTGCACAAGGTGGCCGCCGCGGTGCCCTAATGATTACAATTTCAGTTCATCATCCACAAGTAAGAGATTTTATTCGAATTAAGCGAAATTTGACACGTGTAACAGGAGCAAATATTTCTGTAAGGCTTTCTGACGAATTTATGAATGCTGTTCGAAATGAATCTGAGTTTCAACTTAAGTGGCCAGTAGATTCTGACACTCCAACTGTAACCCGCTCTGTGGATGCAAAAGAACTATGGCATGAAATTATCGAAAGTGCCCATGCTTGTGCTGAACCCGGCCTTCTCTTTTGGGACAATGCAAAAAATACAACACCATCTGACATCTATGAAGATGAAGGATTTGGATCTGTTTCTACAAATCCATGCGGCGAGATTATTTTATCACCATATGATAGTTGTCGTCTTATGCTTATCAATCTTAAGAATTTTGTTATAAATCCATTTTCGCCTAATGCAAAGTTTGATTATAAAAAATTAGAACAAGTTGCCCAAAAAGCACAGCGCTTAATGGATGACATGATTGATTTAGAAGTAGAGCAAGTTGATAAGATTATACAAAAAATTAAAAATGATCCAGAGCCCAATGCTGTTAAAAGAACAGAAATGGAAATGTGGGAATCTGTTCGAACACAGGCATTGCGAGGTCGACGAACAGGATTGGGTGTAACAGCCGTTGGTGATGCTGTTGCATCTTTAGGAATTCGATATGGAAGCGAAGAGTCTATTCGCACCGTTGAATCAATTTATCGATGTATGACTTTAAATGCATATAAATCTTCATGTATGCTAGCAGGCGAACGAGGAACATTTCCTGTATATAGTGATGAAAAGGAACAAGGGCATCCGTATTTAGAACGACTTAAAGATGAAGATGATGAATTACGAAGCCTTCATGATACACATGGTCGTCGAAATATTGCGCTAACAACAACAGCTCCAGCAGGGTCAGTTTCAGTACTGACACAGACTACGAGTGGAATTGAACCAGCTTTTCTTTTAAAATATATGAGAAGAAAAAAGATAAGCACAGATTCTGAGCCTAATGCACGCATAGATTTTGTTGATGACGTTGGCGATGCATGGCAAGAGTACCCAGTATATCATCATGCTTTTCGAGAATGGATGGAAATAACAGGTCTAGAAGATGAAAAGATGTCACCTTACTGGAAAGCCACTGCTAATGAAATTGTTTGGACACAAAAAGTTAAGTTACAAGCCGCTGCGCAACAATGGATTTGTCATGCAATTTCAAATACAACAAATTTGCCAGAAGATACAACAGTTGATACAGTTAAAGATGTTTATATGACAGGATGGCAATTAGGTTGCAAAGGAGTAACTGTATATAGAGATGGCTGTAGATCAGGTGTTTTAGTTTCAGATAAGCAGGATACAACGTTTGAAGAAAGATCTGCGCCAAAAAGAACAACTGAGCTAGAATGCGATATTCATATTGCAACAATCAAAGGCGAGCGCTGGACAATATTGGTAGGACTTATGGAAGGAAGACCTTATGAGGTCATGGGAGGTCTTTCACATTATGTTGAAATTCCTAGAAAATATAAGTCAGGATTAATTTCAAAAAAAGAAAGAAAGACTACAACGTCTATATACGATCTTACAGTAGGCGAAGATGATGATCAAATGGTAATTAAGGATATTGTCAAAGTTTTTGACAATCCAAATTATGCAGGCTATACTCGAACAATTTCTTTAGCATTGCGCCATGGAGCACCGATACAATATCTTGTTGAACAACTTCAAAAAGATAAAGATGCTGATCTATTTAGTTTTTCAAAAGTAATTGCCCGATGTCTTAAGAAGTATATTGCCGATGGCACAAGGTCAGGAAGCAAAGTGTGTGATGCATGTGAAACAGAAGGATCCCTAATATATCAAGAGGGATGTGTAACATGTGCTAACTGTGGAAGTTCAAAGTGTAGTTAGGAGCAAAAATGAAGTGGACAACACAATACGACCCGAAAATTAAAGAGCTAGAGCTTAGATATAATCCCGTTATTGTGAGGGTAAATAAGTTTGATGAAGAGTCAGCTAAGAAATTTGATCAGGATATAGCACGTGCTCATAATACTGGTCAAAAGGTAATACCTGTTGTTATTGATTCGTATGGCGGTCAAGTATACTCCTTGATGGCAATGATATCGGCAATCAAGCATTCAGAAAAACCTGTTGCTACAGTAGTTGAAGGAAAAGCTATGAGTTGCGGCGCAGTCTTATTTTCATTCGGTGAAGATGGCCTTCGATTTATGGATCCCAATGCAACTGTAATGATTCATGATGTTTCATCAATGGACTGGGGAAAAGTAGAAGAGTTAAAAGCGGGTGCAAATGAAGCAGATCGTCTTAATAAGACTATTTATACTATGATGGCAAGAAATTGTGGCAAGAAAGATGATTACTTCATGAAAATTGTCGATAAGAAAAAGCATGCCGACTGGTTCTTAGATGCCGATGAGGCAAAAAAGCACGGGCTGGCAAACCAGTTACGTGTCCCTTCTGTAAGGGTAAATATTGATGTAGATATAGACTTAGAGTAACATGGACAAGGATTTTTATAACCAGTGTTCATCTTCAAAGTTGGGATGGCACCCTGAATGGTTTGGTGTTTCTGACTTTGATGATACTCTAGTGTCTGCTGTAAAGAAATGGCAACGTCGCCTCGGAATAAAGTCAGATGGTTTAGTTGGTCCTCAAACTTTTAGAAGAGTTTGGACAGAACGAGAAAGTAGAATTAGTGACTTCAAACCAGGCGTATCTAATAGAAGCACAAACCACTTAGTTCATAATGGTAATTTTTATGAAATTAAGTGGGACAAGGTTGTTTTATGGGATGAACCAGACGGATTTGAATGTAAAGAAGGTACATATTCTTCTTACGCAGGTCGTGCCGATCGAGAACCTCATTTTTTTGTAACCCATTGGGATGTTGCACTATCCTCAGAGTCTTGTGCAAAGATTGGTAAAAGAAGAGGTTTGTCAATTCATTTTTGTATTGACAACGATGGTACGATATATCAGCTGCTAGATACGCAACATTCTGCTTGGCAAGCAGGCAGCCGTATTTGGAATCATAATTCTGTGGGTGTAGAAATATCAAATGCATACTATCCAAAATATCAAGAGTGGTATACTAAGAATGGCTTGGGTGAACGACCTATAAAATCAGGTGTAAGGTGTCATGGATCTAAGCTTAAGGATTTTATGGGGTTCTATGATGTTCAAATTGATGCCTTAACAGCTTTGTATTCTGCAATTAGCAATCATTTAGATATTCCTTTAGAAAGCCCTCAAGATGAATCTGGGATGCAAGTAGAAACTGTATATCCTCCTGCCGCCGCCGGAAGGTTTAGAGGATTTGTTAGTCATTTTCATTTGACTAAGAGAAAGATTGATTGTGCCGGCCTAAATTTAATAGAAGTTTGTAGGAGAGCTAAAAATGTCTAATGAAATAATATTTGATTTAGAAAGCAAGCTTAAGAAAGATTTAAAAGAAACAGACATTCAAGGTCTAACTAATCAAGTTAGGTTGGCAGGTCAAATTCATGATACAATTATTCCCATGGTCAACGAAGTTGTAACATCAGTAGGTGATGCTTCATCATATGAAGATGCGTATAAGTTACTAATTGATAAGCTAAGAGCAATGCATGAAACAATTGTGAATACAAAAATTATAGCAGAGCAAACGTTGCTTAAGGCTATGGGAAGAGCTGAAGTTAATAGAGAGGTTTTAGAAGTTCTATCACCTGTAATTGATGACATTAGAGAAAAAATAAAACAGGAGCGCGTTGAGACCATTGCAAGTCAAATTCAAAGTGGAACATTAAATCCTGATGTACCACGGAAAATTGGATCACGCCCTGAAAAAATTCAAAATATCCGAGAAGCTAAAAGAACTCTTTTTGGAGAGCCTAATTCTAATGATGATCAAGGCTGATGCTAGATTACTCTCTAAGAGCTGCTTATCGCAAACTTAAATTTTTAAATGGTGAGTTTAAAGATCATCAAGGTATATTTTCTCAATATGAAAATGATTTTAATGGTGTGGTTAAAATTGCACGCGGTAATATACGTGTACAGCAAGATCGACAGAGACTTAGAGAATGTCTAGAAAAGGCAGCACAACAAGAAGAAAAAGATCATGAGCTTCTAGAAGAAGATATTTCCGTTGACGATATACCACAAAAAAAGCTATATAGAAAAATTGCAATGGAATCACATCCGGATCGTTATGATGTATTAGATGTGCCCAGTGAAGAAAGAAAGAATTTGCATGACATATTCAAAAAAGCTTCAGATGCATATGAAAGTGATAATGTTGCTGAAATGTTACGCTTAGCTTTAGAATTAGACATTGACATTAAAGACTTGGGCTTAGACGATAATGTTCTTTTAGATTATATGGATCGGGCAATCAAAAGAATAGAGTTTGATATTAAATCTATGGAAGAAACATTTGTTTGGTTGTGGGGTACTTCCTTAGGAAATCTTGAAGCAAGAGTAAGACTTTTAGATGCGTATCTTCGTCAAACCGGACATCCGCCCGTAGTCAATACAATCTTAAGAGATATTATTAGACACCATGAAGATCCCAATGCACCTAAAGATGGGTCTCGAGGCAGAAGCAAAAGAAAAATGGGCGAAAGACCAAAGAAGTTGATTAGATAATTGTTCATTTGATATGAACGTATTATTGTTATAAGTGTTAACTATTGGAAGCGCTTAAAATGAGTATTCTAGAAGAAAAAATTAAAAAAGTATTAGATAGACATGCCAGCTACCAGATTAACCTTGCAGCTGAAGCTGCAAGAGAGTTTATGGCTCATGAGCTAGCACAAGAAATAGAAAGTACTTTTGGCCCATTTAGAGTAAAACCGACTCAGCCCAAAATTAATGATACATTAACTATGGATGTGGAAGATGACTTCAATCATTAGGAGAAGATATGCCTGAAGGTGCAGAAGTTAGAAAGTATGGCCAGTCACTGGCGGAAAAGGTTAGCGGAACTACGTTAACAAGCATCAATATTGTGTCAGGTAGATATACAAAGAAGTTGCCGGAAGGGTTTGAAACTTTTTGTAATCAATTACCTGCACAAATTGTTGGTGTAGGCGTTCATGGAAAGTTTTTGTATTGGATTCTTTCAAATGACACGTATATTCATAGTACTTTAGGTATGACAGGTCATTGGACAGATCAAGAAACGGGACATATAAGAGTTAGTTTTGAAACGTCTAGAGGGAACATAATTTATAGTGATCAAAGAAATTTTGGAACACTTAAATTTACGACAGGAAAAAGAACTCTAATTGAAAAGCTTGAAGCCCTAGGGCCAGATATGCTGTCAGATGTATCAGATGATCAATTTATTGAAGCAATAAGAAAAAAGCCAAAATGGTCTATCGCTAAAATTATAATGGATCAAAATATTATTGCAGGTGTGGGTAATTATGTCAAAGCTGAATCTCTGTGGCTTTCAAAACTATCACCGCACAGAATATCAGGAGAGCTTACAGATCATGAGCTCAAGATCTTAAATCACTCTATACAGACAGTCTTGCGAGAAAGTTTGCAAAATGGCGGTGCCTCTCTTCGAACTTATCGAGGCTTTGATGGATCTGTCGGGCAATACACTTCTATGTTTGCTGTTTATAATCAATCACAGGATCCTGATGGCAATGAGGTCATTAAGGAAAAGACTGCAGATGGACGTACTACACATTGGGTACCTGCAGTTCAACTTTAGTAAAAGAAGGAAAAGCCATGACAACAAAGGCAACATTTACACTTTCAGACAGTTTAATTTCGACCTTAGCCAAACTAATTCAGGTGGCTATTTTAACGGGTACAGACGTCTATGATCACTTGAGAACAATTCAATGTGTCACCCAAGATGGACAAATTCATACATCTCCAGAATTTGAAGAAAAGCTAAGTGAAGAAATTAATTTTATGCTTTCTAGGGCAGAATCACTCACATCGGAGAATTAAATGGATAAGTTAGATGAAATGTTTCGACTTCGAGAGGCATTTATGTATGCTATGAGAGAGTCAAAACCTGACATATACCCAGATTGGCCTGTTGAAATTAATGAAAAGAAAAGTCAGCAACTTTTAAGAGACACTGCACTCAAAGGTGTTGAAGAAATGTTTGAGGCTCTTGGCCATCTTAAAAATTGGAAGCCGCATCGTAATACAGAGATCACTGAGTTTGATCATGATGAGTTCTTAGAAGAGATCGTGGATGCTTTTAATTATTTTTTCTCAATTTTAGTACTTACTGGCGTAACATCAGATGAGCTTTATAGTACATACGTTAAGAAAGATAACATAATTCACCAAAGACTCCAAACTGGATATTGACATATTTATGAATGATCGATTTGGTATACTGGGGCATACAATGAGTCATTCATTAAGAGAAATTTTATTAGCTGCAAAGAGGTTTGATACTTCTATGTGCGCTGCCGCAATTGCCAAGTCAATCTCTAGCCATTTTCTAAAAAATAAATTTATGGGCGACATTGTATACACATACGATGGCGACTGTATTGAGTCATTGCAAAAGAAAACGACAACAACAATTACAGATCGACTAGAGGGTCAATTCTTTGATATGTTTCCAGACATTGATATAGAAGTTCATATTTCTGTAGACGAAAATATTGATATTGATGGGCTTTATTATCACACATATGATGATGAAGACTCGGGCTTGATAGAAATTTGTGTTAAGCTTAGTAAGAATATTTTATCTAGTATTAAGCAGGATCATTTAGAAACTAGCATCCAAAGTATTTTGGTGCATGAAATGCAGCACGTAGTTCAGCGATGTTATTTGGGCATAGATTTAGACCACGTTCCAGCAGCACATGTACATCTTGCTAGTTTGTGTGAAATTGATGCACGAATTGAGGAAGTTGTATGCAATATGAATGATGAAAAAGATAGAATATTATTTAAGGATAGAATGCTAAAGTATCTAGAAGAGTTCTATGTTCGAAACAATATTGATATTGATTATAAAAAAAGAGAGCTAGTTCTTAAGGATCATATTTTATTCTATGAAGAAAAGATATTAGGTCATCTTCATTAAAGCGGCTACATGAAGAATAAAACCGCATGATGAGCATAAATGCCAAATTGTGTGAAAATATCTTCGATAATCAAAGAGATAGAATAGCGAACCAAATGTATAAACAATGCCACCTAGTAAAACTAGCGATGCCGACTTAGGACGTGCTATACAATTAGCATCAATAAGAAAAATAACGTTTGCCCATGCAACAATCAAATAAACGCCAAGCGACGGCCAAAAGCTATTTGCATTATTAAATACTTTAAATTTGACAAAGATACATGTAAGTGTAAGTAAGATAGAAAACCCTGAATAAAGTATAAATTCAGGTGTAGGTAGCATTACTCTAAATAGTGAAATAAACCCACCAGCAATTGCTATAAAGATTGAAATTAAATCTAGTATTCTTAACCTAGCCTTAAGAATAGGATTGATTGCACCATGATACAAAACTGAAGATAAAAACGTACAAGACATTACACTTCCAAAAAGATAGAAGGGCCATGTAGTTATACCTGATTGTTGAGCAGAATCTACAAGCATGAAAGTACACATTAGACTAATGCCCAAAGTAATGGCATGCGTAAGAGAATTGACAAACTCTTCAGCATCGTCACGTAGGTATTGAATCTTTGCCATTTTGTACTTTTAAGAAATACTGTCTATATTTTTATTGTGATGCGTAGTGGTCAACTAGTAAAATTAAAACCTTATTCAATGGTGGACTATGGAACACCAGAAGGATCTATGTCGTTTCAGGTTGAAGACAACAATTGCTTCGGTGTCGTTTTAGACTTTTATAGCTATAGCGGAACATACGAAGTTTTGCTTGACGGAGAAGTCTGTTTTAACGTCTATCCAGACAGTTTGGAGGCTGTGTAATGAATGACTGGAATAATACAGCAAGTGCAGCAGAACTACAAAAAAGATTTTCTGATTTGTTTTTCAATTCTAAAGACATGACGTCTGAAGAAAGACAAGAAATGATGAAAACTTTTGTTCTGTCCTTGCATGGTGAAATAAGTGATTTAGCATCATCTATCAATTACAAAGATCATAGGCTTACAGAAAAGCCTGTTAATCATGAGACAATTCTGTTTAAAACAGTTGATGCCTATCGATATCTTTTGGCAATATTGAACTTATGGGAAATTCCCGGTGAAGAATTTACCCGCGCTCTATCTCAAAAAGATGAGTTTCTTCATTATCGTCACTTTTTAGAAAACAAGAAATGGGAAGGCCAGCCTGTTGTTTTGTTTGACATGGATGATGTATTAGCAGAGTTCAGATCTGAATTTTGTGAGTTTGCCAGTAATCATACAGGCATTTATATTGATCCAAATACATCTGAATATTATAATACAACGGCATTTCGTGAAAATAATATTGACAGTGAAGAAGTGTTTCGAGAGTTCATTCGGAGTCGCTTGTTTGCCTCTCTAAAGCCCAATAAACATTTTGTTGATGTTTTTAATGAGCTCAAGCAAAAAGGCTTCTGGGTACAAATTCTAACTGCTCGACCTTCTGAAAGCTTATTTTGTTATTATGATACATTTACATGGCTTTCAAAGCATGGATTAGAAGCTGATGCAGTAGCATTTTCTACTGAGAAATTTAGATGGCTATCTGATCAAGAGTTTTATGGAAAGACAAAAGTATTTGCTATCGACGATTCAGCAAAGCACGCTAGCGAGTATGCCAAGCATGGAATTGATGTTATCGTACCAGAAACGTCTTACAATAAAGAAGTCGATGGCCGTGAGAATATTTTGTACATGAAAGAAGGTACTGATATTGTAAACACAGTTAGGAGCTACATAAATGAAACAATATCTTAGACAAGTTATTGAAGATACAAATTCTGGTGATAAGTGTCCAGTAGCTACTTTAGAAGAGATTCGAGACGCTGTACCAGCTGAAACTATACTAGAAGCTTGGCATGGTGCCATTCTTACACTCTTTATGGAAGTGGGTGATACAGCCTACAATAGAGAGGGATATCATAAGACTATTAATTTAGTTGAAAATTATCTAATAAGCAGGTGAACAGTTTGACACGCTGTGTTACACTTGCATTACCAAACGTGACTATGTGTCAAGGAGAAAAATATGCCCATCAATAAGGATCTACAACCCATTGAACTACCAATGGATTTGAAGTTCGGACAGCGATCAACAACTAGATTTCGAAATAATCTAGATGCTCTTGATGTAGAGCTGGTCGATGCTCCCACAACTGACCAGGCAAGAAATGTTGCTTGGCATTATGTCAAGGCGACGTGGGCTGACGATCCTTATTCGATCGATCCCAGTAAAGCGCCAGAAAATTTAAAAAGTAAGAATCTTTTAGATGTGCTTCAATTCAGAGCACTTCCAACACCAATGGAATGTTTAGGCTTTACATTCCGCTTGTCAGGTTTGTCATTTCAGGAAGTTACACATATTATTCGTCATCGTGCTGGATCTTTTGCTGCGCAATGTACGGGTGATCGTGATTTAAGAGATGATGATGCAGTAATCCCGGAATCAGTTGAAAATTCACCTGACTTTTTAGAAAGATACAAGAAATTAGTTGAGGATTCAAAGCAGCTCTATTCTGATATGACTGACTCCAAGGTTATCTCAATGATGGATGCTCGAATGATTCTTCCAAAGTGCATGACTTCATTCTATTATATGCGATTAAATCTTAAGGATTTGATTGGTTTTGTGAATCAAAGACAAGATAAGCAGATTCAGCCGGCCGCAGATAATATTTTGGCCGCTCGAATGGCCATCGAGGCTTGCAAAGCAATTCCGGAGTTAACTCAGGTATTTAATTTTGATAAGCAGGATATTCATTACATTAAAACATTTCGTGTTCAAGAGGGTGATAAGTGGATTTCGCGAGGTACCAATTTATATTGGCCTGAGCCGAAGAATGATACATTTGATTTTCACCCTGAAGATACAATCTATCAATGTCGTCGAGAAGAATTAAACGGTACACATGGTAGCGGAGAAAAGGTATTTACACATATGTGGGGTGCCTTAATGAATGAATTCCAGATTCTTAAGGATCGATATAACAACCAAGGAGGAGAATAAAAAATGGCACAGAGAAAAGTTTATTTAGCATCAGGTTGGTTTAATCCAACTCAAGCAGCCGAACTAGATGCACTAGAAGATATTTGTGATGGCAGAGAGTGGATCGATCTAGCATCACCACGTAGAATTTTTGTATGCCCCCCGAACGCACCAAAAGAAACGCAGGATGCAACATTTGCGGGTAATCTTCATCATATTACAACCGCTGATTTTTTGATTGTCAATACTCGTGACAAGGATATTGGCACAATTTGGGAGGCAGGTTATGCGCATGCTAAGAATGTCCCCATTGTCTATTTTTGTGCAGGGCTACCATCAGGCGCCAAGTTTAATCTTATGTTGGCACGAAGCGGTGTCAAGGTGTGTACTTCGTATGCAGAATTAGAGGATTACTTAGATCGATGCTTTGAAGCAGAAACTCTCCTATTTGAACCTTACAGCGACGCGATCGAGTAGTCTCGTATGCGAGTTTTTATCACTGGGGAGGCAGGTTTCATTGGTAGGAATCTGCCCGCCTCATTTAGAAAGCATGGTCACGTGGTTGTGTCTGGTGATAGAGCTAGTATGCAAAAGACCCCAAAGGGTGAGCCGTGTGTGCATAGAAACAATACCGATCAGTGGGCTTCGTTTTTTAAAAACCTAGAGATTGATCTTGTTGTACACAATGCTGCCGTCGTCGGAACAGATGTGGTGGCACTCAACCAAAAAGAGTCTACACTAACGAATGTAATGGGTACACATAATATATGTCAGGCAGCAAAGGCTACAGGAATTCCTGTTTGCTATATGGGCACATCTGTCATATACGATACACCAAGCTACCAAGATGAAGCCATTCTCGAGGAAAGCATTGTGTCACCTAGTACGTTTTATGGTGCACAGAAGCTAGCTGGTGAATATGTCGTTAAGAGCACAGTCAAGGATTGGCTTATAATGAGGCCCCTCTTTGCTTATGGCGGTGTTGGGGACATGAACTCCTTGGTGGCTAAGACATTTTACGCGCACAGGAACAAGAAAGATCGAGTCGATATGTTCTTGGATCCAAAAAAAGTCAAAGACTACATGCATGTAGAAGATTTTTGTGATGCTGTAGCCTTGGCATGCTCTTTGGAGCTATGGGGAAATGACTTCAATATTTCTGCTGAGGAGCCCATTCCTACATGGCAAATCATAGACATGATGTCGGGCGCATGTGGACAAGATCTGGCATATATGATTAAGTGGTATCCAGAGACGGACTACTTGGGCAATCATATTTTGTCATCGCAAAAATTTAGAAGAGAGACAGGCTGGAAACCTAAGTACACCTTCAACCGGGGCTTAGTCAAGTCATGGAGAAGTATTCTGTCTGCGGGTGACAGCTATAACCCTTTAGCTCACCTTGAGGAAGCCCAAGAAAAGGGAATAGACCTCAATCAATTTTTTCCTAAAAAAATGTAAATCTTATGCTCATGTAGTACAATTGATCTGTACTTTAAGGAGCATCTATGACAATCAATATTATTCGTCCACCTGATCGCTTTGTTGGGCTTCATGCACATTCAAGCTTTTCAACATTTGATGGATTAGGATATCCCAAAGAACATATTGATTTTGTTCTATCTGAACAACAAGGTATGGACGCATGGGCTCTTACTGATCATGGCAACGGTTCAGGATTAGCACATGCAAGATCTCATACTGTTAAGATGCAAAAAGCAGGTCGCAAGTATCGACAAATTTACGGCGTTGAATTTTACTTTGTACCCTCTTTAGAAGATTGGAGGGTGTCATATGAAGATCATCGTCAATCAATTAAAGATGCAAAGACAGCAAAGCAAAAAGAAAAGCTATCAACTGAAAAGACAGTTATCGTTGCTGACCAAGAAGTAGAACAAGGTGGTCATGTAATTGAGGATGAAGAAGAAACTAAGCGATCAAGGGGCAACAAGCCTGAGTGGAAGAGGTATTATCACCTTGTTGTAGTTGCCAAAAATCAAGTAGGATTAGGTAATTTATTTACCCTTGTCAAAAAGTCATATAAGCATGGCTTTTATCGTTTTCCTCGAATTGATTACAAGCTTTTAAAAGAGCATGGTGAAGGACTAGTAGTTTCTACTGCATGCGTCGGAGGTTTAGCGTCAGGTTTAATTTATAGGCAGTTTGCAGGACTTCGTTTTGATGAATTGCATCCTGACTTAATGAATAACTTGGATGACTATAATCCAATTATGTCACGCTTAGAAAATATGACTGATCGATTTGTTGACTGTGTAGGTCAGGATAATTTTTTCTTGGAAATGCAATTTAATGATTTGCCTGCACAACATCTAACAAATCGATGTCTTTTAGATCTTTCTCAAAAGACTAATATACCCCTTATTGCAACAGCAGATTCACACTTTCCCGATCCTCAAAAGTGGCAGGCTCGCGAGCTTTATAAGAAGCTAGGATGGATGGGCGCTAAACTTGATCAAAGCATGCTACCTAAGGAAGAAGACTTAAAGTGCATGTTGTATCCTAAAAATGCACAGCAAATGTGGGATGAGTTTAAGCAAGGATATGATCAATATAATTTTTATCAAGGACATGAAGAATCTGTTAGAGATGCTATTGAACGTACTCATGATATTACATGGCAAAAGTGCGAGGATACATGGATAGACACCTCAGTCAAGCTTCCCAAATTTGGAACACCGGAGAAGCCTGCATTTAAAATGTTGGCTGAGCTTGTTAAAGAAGCTATGATTCGAGAGGGGCTAGCATCTAATCCTGAATATGTCGAACGCATGAAGGAAGAGATGTCTGATATCAAGTATCTTGGTTATGAGGCGTACTTTTTGGCAATGTATAAGATTTTTCACCTTGCTGAAAAACGTACGCTCTTTGGGCCCGGTCGAGGTTCTGGTGCAGGCTCACTTGTAAACTATCTGTTAGGAATTACACAAATCGACCCTCTTCCTCATGGCCTTCTTTGGTCACGATTTCTTGGTCGCCATAGAACATCTTGGCCTGACATTGATACCGATGCTGGAGATCGCGATGCATTGATTGATGCTTCTAGAGAGTTGTTTGGAGATGATGCTGTTATTCCTGTGTCAAACTTTAATACGCTTAAACTTAAGTCGCTCATCAAGGATATTGCGAAGTTTTATGGAATTGATTTTACCGAAGTAAACAAAATGACAGGTCCGTTACAGGAAGAAGTTATGAAGTTTGCTAAGGATGAGAATCAAGAAAAGTCTGTGTTTGTTCTTAAACATGAAGATTGTCTAAAGTACTCTCAGGGCTATCGTGAATTCATGGAAAAATATCCAGAGGTAGGTCGACATGTCGAAACACTTTTTATGGAAAATCGATCTATTGGTCGCCACGCCGGCGGTGTAATTATTGCCCCTCCAGAAGAACTAGCATCGACAATGCCTATCATTGGTGTAAGAGGAGACCTTCAGACTCCTTGGACAGAAGGTATGAATTTTCGAAATCTTGAGGATAATGGGTTTCTAAAGTTTGACTTTTTAGGACTTACACTTCTTAAGGATGTTGAAAATTGTATTGGGCGCATTCTAAAAAAGCAAGGTAATACAAATCCAACTTTTGCTGATATTAAGACATTCTTCGATGAACATTTAAATTGTCGTTACAATGACCAAAATGACAATGATGTATGGAAGCACGTTTATCATAATGCGAGATTTACAGGAGTATTTCAATTTACAGCAACAGGTGCACGTCGTTTTTGCTTAGCGGCCCAACCAACTACCATTACAGAGTTGGCTGCATTAACCGCAATTTATCGCCCAGGACCACTTAAGGCAAATGTCCATAGGAAATATGTAAAAGCTAAAAAGAATGCCTCAGAGATCAAGTATGATCACCCTGTAATTGAAAAAGTGTTGGGCCCAACTTTTAACTTTGTTGTTTTTCAAGAGCAATTTATGACTTTGGCTGTCGAGCTGGCTGGATTTACTCCTGGAGAATCTGATAAGCTTCGCAAAACACTAGTTAAAAAGTCATTAGACACAATGGGCAAAAAGGGCGGTGAAAGAGAGGCTGCACGTAAGAAGTTTGTTGAGGGTGCATATGAACTCCACGGTATTGATAAAAACATCACGGAGGCACTCTGGAAGACTATTGAAGCATTTTCTGTATATGGCTTTAATAAGTCACATGCAGTGTCTTACGCTATTGATTCTTATTACGCAGCATGGCTCCATACGCACTATGAGACTGATTGGCTATCAACAATTCTACAATCTGAAAACAATAGTCCAAAAGGGTTATCAAAAACTATAGCAGAAATCAAAGCCATAGGATATAAATTTGCGTCTGCTGATGTGAATTATTCAGGCGATGAATGGGTATATTCAGATGAGATCAGTGCTTTTGTTCCCCCGCTAAGTTCTGTTAAAGGCGTAGGTTCTGTAGCTATGCAAGAAATGATGATGATGCGACCATATAGCTCAGTTGATGATATGCTATTTGATGAAGATGGAAAGTGGAAGCATTCTAAAATGAATAAGACATGCATTACTTCTCTTTGCAAAGTTGAAGCATTTTCATCTTTAACTGAACTAAAAGACGGTGATATTGAAAATCACCATCAACTTCTAGCAATTATAACAGATGGAAAGAACTATGACAAGCTTAAGAAGGGCCGATATGGCTTGACAAAAACTCAGCTTCGTCGAATGGAGAAAAATGGAGAAATCCCTGTTCCAATGTTAAAAAACCTGAAGGAAGAATATAAAATGCTTCAGGATTGGACACGTATTGAAAAAGTAAAAAATTATGTTGCTCTAACTCAAAGCGTTAATAATACATTAGTCTTTCCCGATGCTATGATGGAACGTGTACATGAAAAGAATATTGAATCAATCTTTTCTGTTCCTGGGGGTGAAAAAGGTGTAGGATGGTTTTGTGTAATGGATATCATTCATAAGAAGACTAAAAATGGAAAGGATTTTATGAGAATGAAAATTCTTGACATGGACAATAATACAGCATGGCTTCGGGTGTGGGGAAAGTTTCCTGAAGCACCCGATCCTTATACACTATGGGTTGCTAATGTTCACAATGATAAGAATTGGGGAATGTCAACATCTGCATGGAAGATGAAACAAGTTACAGCATATGATTAATAAGGGATTACGAATACATACAGTATGTATAGAAGGACCTGATTTGTCTGGTAAGTCTACACTCTATAGAAAGCTTCATAAGATGAGTGGGTTTAGATGGAATATTCAAGATCGATCTGAAGTAAGCATGCTATGTTTTTCTAAGTTTTATAATAGAGGTGATGCAAATAATTGGCGATCAGCACTTAATGATCGCCTCCGAGACATGAATCATCGATATATCTTATTGTTGCCAGACATACAGCTTCTTAAAGAAAGGTATTTGTCGAGAGGCGATGAAATTCATACGCTTGAATCTCTTTGTAGATCATATGAGATATTTGATGAAGAGTTTCAATCTTTAAAGGTGTATCCAAATGTATTGTGCATTAATGTAACAAAAGAAAATGAAAACAATATTGCAAATATAGCGTATCAGTGGCTCGAAAATGAAGAGACTGAAACATTAATAGATTTAGCAAAACGATTTGAAAAGTCAGCTTATGCATGTGACAATGAAATATTGGGATCCCATGCTCAATATTTTCTAGATAGTGACTATACTGATGCTGATAGCTCTGTAATGGATTATGAGCCGGAAAAAGAATATTATCAAGGAATTCGAGATCAATTTTTAAGAAAAATTGCAAAAGAAATTTCCGGAGAAAATGAATTTATATCACCTCAAAATCCGCAAATCACGAGACGATTTGTTTATGCACATGATAGCTGTATTTCTATGATTAACTGTCTTATAAGAAATAATCGATTGAACGTTTTCGCGGTAATTCGATCTTCTAATGCTAGAGACATATTATCTTATGACTTAAGATTTATTGTTACATTGATTAGTGAAGCAGAATCATTTTTTAATACTAAAATTGATGAAAGAGTATTGAATGTAACAATACATTCAGCTCATATCATAAACTAAAATTATTATACGATTATATTGTAAGGATATTGTAAGGTGAGAGATATGCAAAAAGTTTTAGTTACAGGAGGCTGTGGATTTATAGGCAGCCATTTAGTACGACAGTTAGTTAAGTTGGAAGAATATGATATTGATGTTGTTGATAATTTAGCATCAGGTAGTTTGGAAAGCTTATCTGGGCTTAAGACACGATGTGTTGCTTCTGGATTGTTACCAATTTATGAGCAAAATGAAGAAAAGAATGATCCAAGCTCTATTTTAGTAATTGCGGGTGACTTTGTAGACCCTAATGTTTTAGAAAGAATTATGCAAAAACAATATGATATTGTTTTTCATTTGGCTGCAAATCCTCGGGTAAGTTATAGTGTAGAAAACCCTACAATCACTACAGAAGAAAACATTTATAAGACAACTGCACTATTCGAAGCTTGTCAAAAATCTGGTGTTCGTCGTGTCGTTTTTTCATCATCAAGTGCTGTATATGGAAACACACAAGATCTGCCAACAAAAGAAGATGATGCTATAGCTAGTAACATTCAGTCACCATACGGGTTGCAAAAAAAGGTATGCGAAGATTTTTCACAATTGTTTCATCGTTTGTATGGAACTGATATTGTGTCACTAAGGTATTTTAATGTATACGGCCCTGGGCAAATGGGAGGTACGGCATATTCAACTGCTGTATCTGCATGGTGTAATGCAATACATTCAGGCTCAGTCTTAAGAAGCGACGGTGATGGATCTCAAACTAGAGACATGATATATGTTGATGATGTAGTATCTGCAAATATACTTGCTGCCGAAGCGCCACCTGCAGCTGCCGGCAAAATATTCAATATTGCTACTGGTTATTCTATTAGTAATTCTGAAATATTGACAATGTTTCATGATCATTATGGAGACCAAGTTAAAGTAAAGTCAGCACCTGAACGTCCTGGCGACGTTAAACATACATTGGCAAGTATTGAAAATGCAGAACTTGAATTGGGTTTCCGAGCTCGAACATCATTTTCTGAAGGTCTACAAAAAACATGGAAATGGTGGGACACATTAGACTCTGAAAGGAATGACACTTGAGAGATCCTGAATTTATCATATTCACGGGACCTATGTTTGGTTCCAAGACAACACGTTTATTGGCAGCTGTTGATAGATACAAGTATCAAAATAAAGATATTGTTGCATTCAAGCCACGAATGGATAATAGATATTCTAGCGTAGAAATATGTACGCACAGCGGTGGAAAAATAAGTGCTATTGGTGTAGAAACAGGTCATGATATTCTAAAATTTATAGATGATTTAGAGGGCGGCGTTGATGTTATTGCAATTGATGAAGCTTTTATGATTGATGATTGCGCAGCAGCAGCACTTACGCTATTCAGGAAAGGAGTTACAGTAATTGTAAGTTCACTACAACTTTCTGCTAGCGGAAATGTTTTTGAAGAAGTTCGAGATATGATGCCATGGGCGACAAGAATAGAAATTTGCCCGGCTGTGTGCCCTATTACCGGTCGGAATGCATACTATACACATCGTAAGATAGATAGCATTGATGAGATTACAGTTGGCGGATCAGATATTTATGAGCCGCGGTGCTGGGAATTTCACGGTTTTATGAACAGAAAGGAGCACTGATATGGCATTCGTTGAACCAACTTCGGTCGACTGCGTTATTTATCACGCTGACTGTACTGACGGATTTGGTGCTGCGTATGCTGCATGGAAGCAACTAGGAAACAGAGCCGAGTATCATCCATGTAAGCATGGCACAGCTCCCCCAAATGTTAAGGGTAAAGTTGTTGCAATTTTAGATTTCTCATTTGATAATGCAACAACAAAAAAGATGATTGAAGAAGCTGCAGGCTTAATTATTATTGATCATCACAAGTCAGCCATGGTTGAGCTCCATGATATATCTAATACACATTTTGATATGACAAAATCTGGTGCTACTTTGGCATGGAATTTTTTCCATCCAGGAAAAGAAGCCCCTAAATTTATCAACTATATTGAAGATCGTGATCTTTGGAAGTGGGAGTTGCCCTACTCAAAAGAGTTTGCTGCTGCTTTTGATATGGTTCCATTTGAATTTGAAGAATTTGAAAAATTTGAAGATGACTCTGTTTTTGATGATGCAGTCAAAAGAGGGTCTTATATACTGGCATATTCAAAGACAGTCGTCAAGAAGGTTTGCGAAAAAGCATCACCAAGAAAGCTAGACGGTAAAGACATTCTAGTTGTTAATGCATCACACTGGATGTCCGAAATCGGTGCCCGCCTCTCTCCTGACTGTGATGTTGCCATGATTTGGTACTATGATCACAACGACAGGGTAATTAAGGTGAGTCTTCGATCGTTTCATGATACTGTCGATGTTACAGAAGTTGCCAAGAAATTTGGCGGTGGTGGTCACAAGAAGGCATCTGGGTTTACACTGCCCGGTGATGCAAATGTCGACGACATATTTGATGACGTACGACAGAAGAAGGAAAGAAATGCAAAGCGGCAATCAAGATCTACGCGAAAAAAGTCTACAACAAACTCAGGATCCGGATCAACGTCCTGATTGGCATCAGACATGGATGGATGTTGCTCACGTCATTGCGCTTCGATCATATGATAAAAGATACAAGGTGGGTGCTGTTGTTGTCACAGATGACAATACTCAGCTTTTATCACTGGGCTATAATGGCAATTATGCAGGCGGACCTAATATCGCAGAGTCAGAAGAACCAGGTCAATCGGGTTTTCTTCATGCAGAGATTAACGCACTTCTAAAGCTTGACTACAATAACCCTAAAAGAAAGAAAATGTATCTCACATTATCACCATGCCCGATGTGCGCAAAGGCTATCGTTAATGCAGGTGTGGATGAGGTAATCTATTTTCAGGAGTACAGGGACTTAACTGGCGTAAAGATCCTTAAGGATTCGGGTGTAGTAACCAGAACTTTTTCATCTCCACGAGAATAGATATTATAGTAGGAGTAATTTTGTGTGGAGCCCCCTGAATGTATTCTAAAGATAATATGACGCTAGCTGAAATTTCAAGAATTTGTACGGTAACATACGCAAAGTCTCTACGTGCCTGTGCAATAAGCCAAGGTCGATTGGTCGAGACATTTCTAGAAACAAGAGATCTTGCCCTTCTTTTAGAAGAGGAAGAAGTAGCATTTACTGATGATGATGCTAATGCACTTAAGGCAGCAGTTGATGACTTAAAAAAGAAAGTCGATGATGTTAAAAAACTAAACGACTCAGTCTTAGGCGGCAAGATGAGCGGATCAGTCTCTGCCATTGAAGGATTAATGGGTGACATACCTGATGTTTCATCAATTGCCAGCCTTGCAACATCTGGCGACGGAGAAAAGCTAAAGGACGCGCTAGAAGAGCTTAATGAGCCTGTCAATAAGGTGGGCGAAGCCATAGCAATTATGACCCAAGCTCTGCAGGATGTTGCTCAAAATATTGCCGCAGCTGCTAAAGGACTAACAGACGAGCAAAAAGAGATGACCGTCGCAGAGCTTGCTGACAAGGCCAAAAATAAGGAGCTTAAGTCAGAGGATGGAAAGGAAATCGATTTTCCCGATCCTGACGCGATTAAGAAGGGCGCATCAAAGGCATTAGTCACCCCCGGGTGGTTCCAAAAGTCTCTTAAGTCTGGGATGGATGCGGCAAAGAAAGATGCAGGAGGATTTTTCGGTAAGGCTATGTCGTTTATGAAGGGGCTCTTTGGCGGCGGCGGGAGTGATAAACTAATCGATCCTGAAACATTTGCTACAGAATTTATGGAGCTTACACTAGAGGAGCTTGAGGCAGGAGCAAAAGCCGCAGGTGACTTGTCTAGTTCTATGCAGGAAACTGTCGCGTCAAATGCTGAAGCAACCGGTGCAGCACAAGCCTCCGCTGCAGCCGAAGCCGAAGGCGACGATGGTAAGGAAGGAGAGCTCCCAGACTCTGCTAAGAAGGCTGAAAAGCGACCTGATTTTGACATTTCAGACCTTATAAAACTTTTATCTATTACAAATGCTTCCGCTGCTAAATCTCTAGAGGGCTTACCAGAAGAAGAACAAGAAGCAGCCATGACTGATGATCTTGAAGCAATTCAAGGTGGTGAAGTTAGTCCTGAAGAGGCTTTAGACGGTGTTGCTGAAGAAGCCGAAGAAGCTGCTGATGCCCCTAAATGGTCTGAAATTTCAAAAGACTTTTTAGATGATCTAGGCGATGAATCAAAACCGGACGGCGAAGAGCTAATTGGCAATCTTAAAGATGATGAAGATTGGGCACAAAAAGTAGGTGCAGCAATCAATATGTCAGAAAGGTTTGTTCCTTCTAGGCTTCCAATGACAATTCTTCTTCAAGAAGACGTTGCTTTTGATGATATTATGACAGCAGCTTCATCCATAGTCGATGATGAAGCCAAAGCCAAGAAGTCTGCAATTACATTAGCACAATCAATTATTGATGCAGGTGTTGAAGTTAGTGACGTTCCAAGTGAAGATGAAGACGGTGAGGCGCCTGAGGCGAAAGAAGTTGAAGCTGCCTTAGATGAACTAGAACCTGGGCTTACATCTTATATAGACGATAATCAGGATATTATTGCAAAAGCACTTGCAGATCTGCTTAAAGGAAATGAAGAGATTGCTGCCAAAGTTGCAGAGCTTCTCGCAGCAGATGAGGGTGAACGATCAGGTGAGGCAGAAGAGGTCGCTGATCTTGCCGATGATGCAGGAGTCTCACAGGATGATATCGATGCAGCCATTGAACAAGGAATTGAAGATGCCACAGAAGATCTTTCAGATGAAGTTGCTAGCGAAATTGGTGATGGCCGAGAAGAGGCATTAACAAATTATCAAGCCGCTGAAGAAGCAGACGATGAAGATCTAGATGACAAAATAGCTGAAATCATATCAGATATCTCAGGTGAGTTAGGAGTTGATCCTGAAGAACTTGTAGCTGCTCTTGATGATGATGAAAAAATGGCAGAGTTCTTCATGGCGCTTGAAGATGATGTAAATATTGATGATTTAGCTGAAGCAATTGAAGAATTACAAGAACTTCTTGCGCAGGCAGTTGAAGATGCAGGAGTTGCAGCAGAGGGAGAGTCTCAGCCTGGTGAAATGACGCCTGAAGAAAAAGAAGGTGCCATAGAAGCTATAAAAGATACAACAGAAAAGTGGCAAGAGGCAAAAGATGACGACGATGAAGCCAAGAAAGAAGAGGCTGAAGAGCTAATTGCAGCTGTTGCAGAAGAACAAGGTATTGATACAGATACGCTAATCAGTATCATTGAAGATCCAGAAGAAAATCTTGAAGATGCTGTTAAAGAAAATGAACTAGAAATTGATAAGCTTCAGGGTGCAATTGAAGATTTAGCAAATGAAATTGCAAACATGCTTAGCCGAGAAATTGAGGATGAACCTGGAAATTTAACAGATGATGAAAAGGATGAGCTAGAAGCACTCTTAGAACCTGTTGCTGATGACTATGAAGAAGTAGAAGCTGAAGACTCTGATGAAGCTGAGGGTGTCATAGAAGAGCCGGCCCAGGAATTAGGTGTAAAACCTGATGAGCTTGGAGACGCTTTAGAAGATATCGATGCCTTGGATGCTTTAGTTACTGATAAAGAGCTTAAGTTCTCTGATGTAAAGGATCAGTTGGTTGCTGCACAAGAAAATCTTGAAGGTGGTGCCGAGGGAGAAGAAGATGATCCTGCTGAAGTTGAAAAGATTGTAAGTGCTGCTACTGATTCCGCTGAAGACCCAGATGATTCAGAAGAAGCTGTTGAAGATGCAATAACACAAGCTATTGATAATTGGGAAGATCAGCTTTCAGATAGACAAAAGAAAAGAGTCAATTCTAAAGGAAGGTTAGATCAACTTAAGCAGGCAGTTGCAGATGCTACACCACCTCAAGTTGATCCTCCAGCTGACCCTGAAGATGTACATAAGGCAGGTGAAGATTGGGGTAAACAACATAAGATTGATGATCCCACTAGCGCCCTAGGAAATCCCAAAAATTTCTCTCCGGAGCAAATGAAAAAGCTTATTGATCTTTTTCCAGATATTGTACAAGATGTACAAGGCGAAGAGGGCGAAGAGGACGAAGACAAGGGTGAAAAGAACACCTATAAGCGCGGAGATTTTGAAAAGAAGCTAGAAGATGCATTTACTGCTGCAATGCCTGACTTAGCAAAGTCTGGTGGTGATATGTTGGCAGTTGCACTTGGCGACTGGATCATGAATAACGATGTTGAAGAAGTTGTTTTAGAAAACAAAGACTTCAGCAAGATTCTTTTAGAAAAGTACGACTTTAAAGCAATTTCAGATTATATGAAGGGCGAAATTAGTGATCTTGCTAAAGAGCTTGGCTATGAAGGAAAAGAAGATGCAGTTCTTGCTGACTTCTTAAGAGCAGTTGAGCCAGTCTTGGGAGAGGAAGGAATTGAAATAAACGGAATTCCTGATGACTCTACAGAAAAAGATGATGGCGACGGAAAACCTCAATCTGAAGATGAAGAAAAAGAGACCGATGACGCAACTGAAAAAGCATCTGCTGCTGCTGAAAAAGAAGCCGCGTCTAAAGGGCTTTCACCTTCCGCAGGCGCTCAAGAAATTGTTGCACAATGGGCTGAGTCTGGCAAAACACTTTCAAAGAATGTATCAAAGAAGCAACGAGAAAAGCTTAAGGGTGCATTAACTCCTATTCTAGATACTGCTGCTGAAAAGCTTAAGGGCGAAGTAGAAAAAGCAGTGGATGATTGGCGCGGAGCTCAAAAGGTATTGCAGAAACCAAACGTTTCAGATAAGCAAATCAATACGCTCAAGCAAAGCCTTTCAGATTTTATATCAACTGTTGTTAAGTCAGAATCGCGAAATCTCTCTCAAACAAAGAAAATCTTGATCGAGAAAATTACAAAATTTTTAATATCACAGGCAGGATTTACACGAGTTGAGCTCAGAACAATGGATCAAAAAACGCTTTTAGAAAATTTTGTTCATAGCTATTGCAATATACAAACACACTCTCTGGACAGGAGAGGCATGCTGGTTGAGGTTTTAGATACAAGAACCAATTTTAAGACCAGTTATGCAGAAGAATCAACAGCGGACCGATGGACGCGTCTGGCAGGATTATCATGAGTAAGCAAATTCTTAAAATGCTCCGAAAGGAGTACACAATGAGATTACTTGAGGCATTAACAGAAACAGATCTGTTAGACAAATCAGGAAAGGTAGTTGTTGGTCAAGGATTAAAAGTCCGACACAAAGATTCACAATTTGAATATACTATAGACACTATTGAACAGGGTCCTGACGGTAAGTACAAAGTAACTCTCCGTAATCCGGATGCACCAAGATTTGAACCTGCTGCATCTGATGCTCTATTAGGTGAGGAAGATGGTTTATTGGCTGCGCCACCCGCTCCCTCAATTGAAGCTGAGCCTGCAGTAAAGGTAAAACCTGAAGAAGAAGAGCCACTAGTGGGGCCTGATGATTTAATTGTAATAGATCAAGAAGAGTTCGAAAAGGATTACGAGGTAAGATAATGAGTTTAGAAAAACAAATAAGAGAAGCAGTTGCCGCGGCGCTTGGAGTCAATAAGCTTAATGAGGCATACGTTACAAAAGCTAAGAAGTTTAAGCTAGCAACGGAATTCATATCAGACAAAGTAAAGACAGCACGACAAAAAGATTTTGAAGCATATGTAGATGCTCTAAACGAGACCAGCGCGAGATTAGATACAGTATCAAGAGAAGATGCTGATCGTCATGCTTCTGAATATAGACAGCTTAGATGTGATGAAGTTTATTGTCTCAATGCATCATTCTTAAGAGCATTTCATTTTGAAAATATAAGCGATCTTCAAAGTGAACTAACCATGGATTCATTAGCATTTATGCGTCTAGAGCGTGATTTTGGATCTTTTGATGAGTGGCAAAAGGATTTTATTGCTGCTGGTTTGTCATCTCGAGATGGCTATACTATTACAGCTTATAATGTATTTTTAGGTAGATATATGAATGTTGTAATTGATGGCGAGTCTGAAAATATTCCTGTAGGATGTTTACCTATCATATGTATTGACGTTTCAGAGGGTGCATACTTTAAAGACTACATGGATGATAGAAAAACTTATCTAGTTGCTATGATGAAAGAACTTGACTGGGAAAAGATCGATGGGCGTATCAAAAAAACAGAAAAGGTCGCAAAAATTTATGGAGCTGCTAAATGAAAAAACAAAAATCACTAGCTGATCTTCTTTTTGAGGATGATCGTCTGCTTAAGGAAGAAGAAGACGATGATATTTTTGGCGACGATGATGATGGCGACGACGAAGCTGATGACGAAGGTGGCGACGACGAATCCGAAGATGATGAAGGTGATGAAGACGAAGAGGGCGAAGACGACGATTCCGACGAAGAAGGAGGTGATGACGATTCCGACGGAGACGACGACGATAAAGAAGAAACACCCTCAGGTCCTGCTGATGACACTATCGATGGTGAGGTGAATAACTTATTAGCAGATTTCGAAGCAGAAGCAGTTACATCAGCAGAACAAGCAGAAGAGCTGCAAGGTGAATCTGTTCGATTTAGTAATATGCATAAGCATCCAGTTTCAAAGCTTCTATTTGAAGGTGACCAACCATTTGATGTATCACACTTTGCAAATAATATTGCAAGAGTAATTGACAATTACCAGACACTTATGGATGTTGAAAAAATGATTTTCGATAAGGCAAAAGACTTTTTAGAAGCAAAATATGGTGAGCAGGTTGCAAAAGAGTTTGAAGATACCATGGAACAAGATCACCAGATGACCTTTGTAACTGGTGCGCCTAACGATTCATCTGCAGAAAACTCAGATACACTTCCTGTTGCTGTTGGTGCAATGACACCTGCCTAATTGAGGGGCCAAAATGTCAAAACTAATTGATTTTGAAACAAAAAAGTCAGTCCATATTAATCTAACAAAATCTACTCATTCTGGCTTAAGAATTGAGCTCTTTGAAAGAGGTCTTTCTATGCAAGAGGTCTTTAATGCATTAGCATCAGCTATCTGCGAAGGAGACAACTACATTCATAAGCTTTTGGATGAAATTCAAGAAAATAAACGACAAAAAACCATAAAGCAGGTAACAAATTCGGATGCAGAGTCTATCTTTAACGTAATAGAAGATCAAAGTCCATTAGATAAGAGGTAATTTGTTCGGTTTACTCAATAAAAATCGTCTTCTTAACGCAGAAATTGAAATTGAAAAATTGCGATTGGAAAACGAACTATTACGTAAAAAACTCAGTGAAGCAGAGGCTGCAATTCAAATTATTGCTACAAATCAAGCCTATTTAGCTAATGAAGTTGCTAATTTGGTTGTTCCTGCTGCAAGCTCTACAGCTAGAGATCCTTTAGATGAGTATCTTAAGAAGTTTGGAGATGATGATGATAGTGGGGGCTACTTAAACTAGTGACTGTCCAACTTGAACAAAAGGAATCTTCAATGGTAGAAAAAATGAAGGCATTTGCTGATCGTTATGTAGAACGCTTTATTTCTAGAAAGTTTTTAGCATGGTTGACAGCTACAGGCCTATGTTTCGGCGGAATGGTAACTAGTGATAATTGGGTAGCAGTAACTTTAGCATATATTGGAACACAGGCTTTAGTAGATATGGCAACACAATGGAAGCATGGTCCTAGAAGTTAAAAATGGGATGGGGTTCTACAATAGTATGGCTAAAGTCAGTCTGGTCATGGTGTAAAAAATATTGGCAAATAATCGTAGGCTTTTGTTCTGCTTTGCTTATATTTGTATTGACCAGAAAGCCTCCGGATCCACGTGCTGTCTTAGAAAAGTCTAATGAGACACACAAGAAGGAAGTTGATGCTCTTAGACGAGCACACGAAGCCGAAATTGCTGCTAGAGCTGCCGCACTAGATCGACAAAAAGAAACCATGAAGGATGTTGAAAAAGCTTTTGAAAAAGCAAGTAAAGATCTAACCACAAAGAAGCGCAAAGAGATTACTAAAATCATTAAAGAAAATGACGGCGATCCAGATGCCATCACAGAAAAGCTATCAGAGCTTACAGGTTTTAAGATCAAGAATGATTGATCAATAAACACTTGCGTATCCCTACGTAAATTTAGCTTATGAAAACTAAAAAATACGTATCAGTTATCACCATATTTGCGTATCTTATGTGTGCCATGCCCATGTCAGCATTGGCAGACAATACAGAAGAAAAAATTACGTCTGTAAGAAAAGGGCAAGTAGCACCATATAGTGGAACACTGTTTAGTACTGCTGCAGCAGCAAGACTTCAGGTAGATTTAAAATTCACTGAACAATCTTGTAAAATTGAAACAGATCGTCAGCTTGGTCTTTTGAGGTCAAAGCTTCAACTTGATATTGATCTTCTTAGTGCAAAAATAACAAGTCAGACACAGCTACATGAAGATATTTTAAAGGCTAAGAACGACCAGATTAAATTTTTGGAGGCTTATTCTTTAGAAACCAAGTGGTATAAATCAAATGAGTTTTGGTTAGTTACGGGATTAGTTGCAGGTATTGCAGTGACCGCAGTTGCAGGATGGTCCCTAGGACAAGCAGATAACTGATACATTGCAGTTACTAATGACATATTTATCATAAAGACACGGGAGTGTGGAATGAAAATTAAAAAGCATATACTTCGACAAGCTGTTCGAATGGCTTTATTTGAAGATGTTGGACATCGTATGGATACGGCGTACGGAATTTATGACAGACCCGGACCTGTTGATTCTGCTGATGAGGATTTTGACCCAACAGTTCCGGATGAGGTACCTTTGCAACCAACTGAAATGATGAGTAATCAATTGGCAGTAGAACGACCGCCCATTGAAGATGAAGATTTCAAGCCTGACAATACAGCTCAATTAAGTAAAAGCGCTGCAGCAATAGCACAACTTGTACCAGGTGATCAAATTGGATTTTTCTATAAAGAACTCCACAAGCTTTTAGATACTGCTACTGAAAAACAAAATGCCCCCGATACAAAAGGGCAGCTTGGTGATCAAGAATCTGAAGCAGAAAAAGGTGAAACAGAGCCTCTTACACCTAAGGGTGAAGAAAAGAAAGAGGTAAAAGAAGAAACATTTCGCCACATGGTTCGAGAAATTCTTCTGGAAATGTTAAGTGATGACGATAAAGCAGAGTTTGAAGAGTATCGATCTGGCGCCGGCGCAGGCGGCGGCGGTGGTGATGACGGCGGTGGTGGTGGACCTGAGGGAGAAACTCTAGAAGATCTAGCAGATCAAATGGGATTTTCAGGTGCCCCTGGCGTTAGACAGCATATCGACAAGATTCTTAAGAAGACAAATTATTTTGCACTTAAGGTTAAACCTGAAGATATGAACGGGCTTCGTGATTTCGCAACCGGTGAGTATATAGATTTGATGGCTGCTACTGAAATGATTGATGCAGAGGATGTAGTTGAGCTTCAGCAGGCTCCCAATGCTGTTAATGAGCTGGATTCATTTCGTTTCTTTTTTGTTGCTGCATTCTTGATGCCGGCATATCAAAAAGTATCGAGAGAAGCGCGAAAGAGAATTAAAGATCATATGGCTCAGCTAGGAATTCCTGCAAAGCTTGACCAAAGTGTTATGAATCAGGTTACAGGTGGGGCGAAAAGGGATAGACAATCGCTTAAGATCAAACTAGATAAACTAATTAGTTCTGGTGATGTACCTGCGGAATCAAGAGATCAAATTATTGACAGTCTCGATAATCGATTTATAGAGCTAGAAGAAATGGGACAACTATCCGATGATCTAGTTCAGCAATCGCGTGCAATATGGGACGGCATGCCAGCTGCAAAAAGAGAGGCAGTTTTATCACAAGCTCTAAATCAAACAGCAGATTTTCAGGAGCAAGGTGCCTAATGAGATCATTGCAGGAAATTATGGGAAATTATTTTGAAGAAGATAAAAGAAAGCCACTTAGGGAGTCTTCTATTACGCTTACAATAAATACACCCATTACTCCTAAGCAATTTGATTGGGAACGATTGTCTGACCCTGAGAGACTAGGAAAAACATTTGAATTTAAGGATCATCATGAGTATAGAAGCTTTCTAACAGAGCTATTTGCTTATGAGTCTGAAACAGGACATTATGCCAAAGTAATATCAGAGTTTCCAAAAGTTCATATTGAAGTTTATACACATGATGTCAATAACATCACAGAAAGAGATTTAGAGTATGCGGCAGAGATGGATGACATCCGACGCGATGTTGCATATTATGTAGAGGAGGATGAAAATGAGTGATCAAGAAGAAAAGAAAAGCCCAGATCAAATGTATACAGAGTGGCAAAGAGTACTGGGTAATCCTGATAATTTGATTGTATCAGATTCTTTACGATCTGCACTTCCTGATGAGTTTACAGAAAATGAAAATGTTAGCACTGT